AGAATTGAAAGAATTTGAAGAGAAAGCAAAACAAGAAATGGACAGCAGAGTTGTTCGCAAGGCAGTTGCAGTGAAGAAGAAAAATATTTTGCGTGAAGCAAAACTTGAAGAACTCAGTGATGAAGAAGAAACACCTTTGGAAGAGGTGATTCAAGTTGCTAAAAAGACAGAAGCAAAAAAACAAAGAAAAAGTATTCCAAAAAAACAAAAAGAAGTAGTCCAAGAGGACCGAGAAGTAGTTGAATATGAACAACCACGACAACAACAATATTATGCCCCGTCATTTTCATTTGCTTAATCCTCAGTACATATATTTATTTTTCATTGAAAGTATTTGAAAATATTGAATTATAACAGTATATTCAAAAATTGTTTTTGTATTCGTTTCCAAGTAGAATATTTATTTATATATTTTTTATTTTTTTTATTATATTCATCTCTGTGATTTTGTCTCCATTTATAAATATTTTTTTTATTTTTTTCATATAGTAAAGTCATTATATACTATCCTGAGATAAATCTTTAACTTCTATTTCATCAATATTATTTTCCGTGGATTGAAGTGCTTTTTTCTTTTCTTTTCTGTTCTTATATTCAGTTCGTCTTCGTTCTAAATATAATTTATATTTCTCAGGGTCATCTTTGATTGCTTGATATGCTTTCTTTGATGTTTCACGAGCCTTCTCTCTGTGATTTTTACTGTATGTTCTCATTCGTTCTAAATGTTTCTGATAAAATTTCGTCGCTTTTTCATCCTCAGTCAAGTTATCCATGTTATATACTATACTATAATATTCTCTTTATATTGATTTAGACATAATATCTTTTATTTAAATGTGAATTCATAGTAGTTCCATCTCCGTGATGTATATCTGTGTTGGTAAATGTCATTATTTCTTCAGAATGTCTACATATTTCACATTTTTTATAATGTAATTTTTTCCACAATTTGATAGATTTTTCAGTTTTAAAATGTCTGACTTGTCCATCACACGTAGTGGAAATAGTGAAAATTGCAGCATCTCCCATTTTATATTTACCACTCATTTTCTTATTATATACTATGATATTCTCTTTATATTGATTTAGACATAAATATATTATTTATTTTCCTATTTTTTCCATTTCAATCATTAAAATATATTCACTTGTTCCAGCGTATAAGTTAGTTCTAGATATTCCACTTCTGAGAGTCACACGAATTTCGTAGCCTGGGTTATAATCCCAATAAAAACTTACGTTATCCTGAGGACCAGCAAAATAATATGAAGTTGAACTGGTAGTGTTGATTGATTGTCTTGCTGAACCTAAACAATAACTTAATTGATTTCCACCAGTTGCTCCAGCACTAAATGATTGTTGAGATGTTTGTGTTTGCAAATATATAGTTGGGAAGACATTTGGTGCGGCAGTATTTTCCAATGAACTTCTATAAGACCATCTACATTTATAATTTCCAGCTGGTATATTTGTATTATTAAATAAATAAGTTTGGTCATTCACGCTAGTAAATCTTTGGTAATAATCTGTCGAATTTATCACAATTACGAATTTATCAAATGCCATAATATAATATAATAATAAAAAAAATTATATGATATTAAATTGATTAAGCAAACATAGAACTCATTTGTCCTGCTGATTCTGCTACTTCACCAGCACGTCGTTGAATGTCGCGTGTCAGTTCCAGCCCAGAACCAACTCCACGAACTTGTTTATAATTAGCTGGATTTGTCAAGCCAGATACTTTTCCAGCAGTTACCTGTCCGAGTTTTGCAGCAGATCCTACAGTTCCTGCAGCAGAAGCTAAGGCTCCTCCGACGATGGGAATGGATGCTGTGATAGGTGACGCAGCAATTTTATTACTAATTTTGGATACTTTACCTAAAACATCAGCAACATTTTGAGATTGTTGTGAAACACGTTCGGCAATAGCAGGTCCTTGTTCTTTGATAGATTTCGCAACGTCAGATGCTTTCGAGAATACATTCTGAGCAGCATCCGAGGACTTTTTGAATATCGATTGGGCTGTCCCAGCAGTTTTTTTGAACACTGAAGCTAAACTTTTCATATAATAATATAAAATAAAAAATTATTCGCCAATTAATAATTCGTCGTGATTTACAAATATTCTATTATTATCTGAATTAATATATAAAAAGTTATGTGGTTTATTAAATGCTATCTTTCCGATGTCGCTAATCAACTCTTTATCATTTTCCTCGAGTATCTCATCAAATATTTCCATAAGAGTTTTTTTATTCACTTTAAAAATAAAAAAATTTACAAATAATCTTCTCATTTCTTTACTGACAGAGTAAAATGTTTGAACTAAAAAAATTACTGATATACGCATATGACGACGATTCATCATGAGCTCGTTAAATAATTTCAAGGTAGATTTATTTTTTAAATATGCTCCCATATCATCAAATATCAAACAAAATTTATATTTCGTTTTATATTCGTTATCGTTATCTTCGACACAATTATTTATAACTTCAAGCAAATTATCAAAATTCAATTCATCATAAATTCTTTCTTCAGGAATGTCATTTAGTGCTCCATCCAACATACTTTCTCTCGATCTAGGAGGACAAAATAAATATATTTTAGAATATTTAGTTCGCAAACCACTTCTAGCACTACTAAATAAACTTTGTAAAAAAGTTGTTTTACCTGAGCCGGGTTTGCCAATAATTAAGGTTGATGTAGATAATTTATTAAATGCTACATTCATCAACTCATAATCATTTAAACATGGATTCAATACACTATCACAGACGCATTCAGGTATTTTTAGGCGTGGTTTTTTATGTCTTATTAATTCAATGCTCATAATTATATATCAACGATAAAAATTTTATTTTATAATATAAATGTGGAAAATAAGAAAATTGCGAAACAAAGATTTATACCAAGTGAAAAACATAAAAACAGGACAAATCCACTCAAAACACAGTACATTACAAAATGCAAAAAAACAAGTGAGACTTCTTTACAGAATCGATAAACAGAAAGAAATAGATGAAATAAAATTTCCGATAAATCCATTCGAAGAGTTATATAATTACATAAAATAAATATTATTTCAGTATATAAATGCCACCAAAAGAAAAATCATCGCAGAATGTTAAAATAAATATCGATTTAGGTGATAAAAAAAAACCACGAAAACCACGTGGAAAACGAAAGGCATCACAAAAAAAAATACCGAGTATTCCGATGATATATCCAAGAACATTTCCACAAGCACAATACTCACAACAACCTCAATATGTTCCTTTGTATGTTAATCAGTATCCAAGTTATGCTGGAGCAGGATCACCTAACTATATGAATTCTGGAATTCCAGCAAATCCACAAGCGATTGCTGGAACGTCTGCTACCCCACTATTATTGGGTAATGGCAATGTCACTACACCAACAACTGCTATGACGAAATTGACTTCAAACGCAAAATTTAATATTCCAAAATCATTTTATATACCAACTGAGAAACCAAGTTATCCAAGAATAGACATCAAAAAAAGAATTGAAGGAATACAACAACCAAAATTATTAACTGAATTTGGAGAACGACCATCAACCATAGGAAGTGAAGAATTTGAAAAACGAAGAGAAGATATAATCACTCAATTTGAAGAAATTGGAGGAAGACAATTTCCGATAGGAAGACAATCAACTAACGAACCATATTTTGACGAAAAATTTCAAGAAATTGTATTCCCGAGAAAAGCAAAAATTAGTAGATATGATGAAGACGATGAAGACGAAGGATTTTTTATTTCATCTAGTGGTTCATTACAAGAAATACCTCGTATTCCACTTGCACAACCTCCTCCTCCACTGTCGAGTGCTCCTCCTGCATTTGATGATAATTCATTTTACAACTATTTAACTCCACAGTTGAGTAATCTAGAAGAGACGAAAAATGATTTCAGTGAAACATTTTTTTCTTACGCATAATAAATGTCCTATAAAGAAAAAAAAATAATAAATATAAATTCAAATGATGCAACGCAAAAAATAAATGGTTCATTTTTGTCCGAATTGTCTTTTTCATTTCCAAATATAGTAAGTCAAAATGAAGAGATAGAATATTTAGAAGGTGGATTGGAATCAGCAGTATTTCCAGTTTCTTTTTATGTAGTGAATTACAGTAATAATATTTTTAGTTACACTATTTTTCATTTAGCAGTATATACTGATTATTCTATAACTATACCAGTAGGAAATTATGATTATAAAACATTATTCGAAGTTATGCACACTGCCTTTACTGCCAATGGACACAATTTTGTTTTGACTTTAAATGAAGTAGATGGAAAATTGACGATGGAATATAAACCGACAAGTGGAAGAGTATTTTATAGAATTAATCATTCTCTGTCAACTTCTTTTAGAATTTTAGGATTTGATATAGACACAGATTATTTTCCAACAGCGAATATACTTGTAGCACCATTTCCATTAAATTTATTAGGAATAAAAAAAATAAAAATATTTTGTCCTCAGTTTAGCAATAATAATTTAGATAGTACAAGATATGCGACGACGAGTTTATTAACAACCATCATAAATGATCAAGCACCATTTGGACAAATAAATTATTATAATAATACTGGTGAATATAGTGGAAGACTGAAAGTATTTGAAATGAATGTCATAGACATAAGAATTACTGATGAATTTGGAGCATCAATCAATTTCAATAATTGTGATTGGAGCATGACATTTGTTTTAAATTTATATAAACAAAATGCAAACAGGTCAGTAAAAAAATTAATCATGAGTAAGGAAGCTCCGCTTCCCTACGACCCAACGGCTACGCTCGATAAAAATAAAAATATAGAACCAGAACAACAACAAGTCCAAGAAGAACAACAACAAATTCAAGAAGAACCAATACAAATGGGAGATAATATTAAAGATTTAAATTTTCTTTTGGGAATTAATCCAAACTATCTAGATTAAAGGGAGGTTTTACTGGAACCGTAGGTTCCAATATAATTTTCTTTTAGGAGTTAATCCGAATTATTTAAATTGAAATATAATATTATTTTTATTCTTATTTTGAAAATAATTTTATATTAGGAATTTGTATATTATGGACGTAGCAGTACCAGTAGAAGTTCAACCTAAGAGATTGCCCAACTTGCCAGATGGGACTTCAACTAATTCAGTCGTAGTAACACCGGTAAATGGAGCAACATTCAATGACAACGGACAAATCATTTTAGACCTCCCAGTCGGAAAAGGCTACCTGAATCCAAACAGTATGTACATAAGATATAGACAAACTTGTACAGGTATGGCTGGTGCAGGTGGTACAATGATTGGTATACCTTTATATACTCCTTTCGTTCAATTTCAAATGCTTTTCAATTCTCAAGTAGTAGAAAATATTTCTGATTATAATATCGTATGTAATGATTTAGTAAATCTTAAATTAACCGCAGCCGATAAAGTAGGTCACTCACAAAATCTCGGAATTGGAGGAACAACGACAGCATTTTCCTTCAACTCGGTCAATGGTAGATTGTTGGGAGCAACTCCCGATACTTATTCAGTTTCTGGACCCTTACCTTGTTTGCTTTCTCAAAGTGAAAGTTACGTTCCATTGTTTTTATTGAATGCTTGTAGAATTATTTTGAATATCGATACAATCGCAAACATGTTCAACACAACGGCAAATGTTCCCACAGGATTCGCTATCTCAAATTTTGAGTTGTGTATGGATGTCGTTTCTTTTCCATCTTACGTCGATGCGTCTTATTTAGCTATGGCTAATCAACAAGGTAAAATTGTTTTGAAATCTTCTTCTTGGATGGTTTCATCTCAACCTCTTGCGTCAGCTAGCAGTGGCTCTTTTGCTTTGCCCTATTCATTTCGCTTGGCAAGTGTGAAATCAGTTTTTTTACATTGTTCTCCAGCAGTAGCTACTTCTGCGAATAGTAATGGAAAATTTGACTCTATAGATATTACATCATCTAACGGTGATTTTCAGGTGGATCTCGCTGGAGGAGTACTATATCCACCAAGACCTTTATCAACTTTATTGAATAAATCTGGAATCATTAGTGAGTTATGTTTAGCATTGTTTGGTAACAGAAATATTTTAAGTGCTTCACTTGGATTAACTCCAGCAACTTGGAATTACACCTCTTCCTCTGCAGTAACTACATATACTGCACCAGCAATGTTCATCGTTGGAATTAACACTGAAAAATGCGCCACATCAAATTCTGTCTTGACAGGTGCCTCGACATTGTTATCACCAATTATTGCTCGTATTAACATAAACACAGCTACCTCACAAGCCACACAAATAAGAGCCCTAGCGTATTTTGATGCATTAATTTCCATCGACATAAATACCAGACAAGTTGATATTCTCCAATAAGCACGATAATTATTTTTTAAAAAAAAATTTATTTTGATATAATACATGTCTAATCCATTGTATTATATCAAGACAAAAAACAGTTTAAGAAAAAAAGAAAAATTACATACCATCAAGCAATGTATCGTTGATAAAGTTATACGAGATATCGAGTCATCAAAATTAAGAGAAAATCAACATATCGACAATGAATTAATTTTATTTGTCGCATACTGCATAGAAGAATTGGTAAAACCCAAACATGCGATAGATAAAAAAGAATTCGCAGTTGAAATTTTAAGAACGATATTCAATGGCGCATTATCTGAACTTGAAGTAAATCAAATTAAAGCACAATTGGATTTCGCTCACGAAAACAAATTAATCAAAAAAGTAAAATTTAATTATAAAGTTAAGATGTTAGTCTGGGACTGGTTGCGTCGAAAATTTTTATGAGAATCGACTGATTATGTAAATGAAATAATTAATTATATTTTACATAAAATATTTAAATATATAATCACGAAATATGCGGCAGAAGGAATAATAGCAACGACATTATTGTTGTTGTTGTAAATTATATTCTTCGATTAATTTTATTTTTTTTATAGAGAGTTCAATTTGATAATTTTCATATGTTTTTAATTTATCTAATAGAGAAGTTAATTTATTTATAAATTGTTCATGGTCGTCAATCGTAGTTACTTGAACTAATTTTTCAAGGTCAGTTCTCAGAGTTTTAATATCATTATTAAATGAAATAATTTTATTTTGAACATCATCATAATCGTTATTTATTTCTTCAAGTGTTCTTGTAGTCATATTGATATAGTATATAAATATGTCTTTATATTAAAAAAACATATTTTAATTTTTATGATACATTAAATGCATTTCGAGGGAATGTCCCATACAATCAGCATCATTTTTTAACTCTTGTAGATTTGGTAAATTATCATATTTACTAGAAACATAAGCATGTCGTAAAATATTGACAGATGCTTTTTTACCGAATATAACTTCAAATCTCTGATTTATTTTGCTACTATTAAGTTTATTCTGATTTTTATCAATCAATAAATAATCACATTCAGGATACTTAATTTCTATGACACGATACCATTTATCTAAAATATCTTTTAGTTCATCACAAATAATTAAATTTTGTGTTCCATATACTTTTTTTGTCTTGTAAATATTAAAATACATTTTATAACAATTTCTATTTTTAATCATATAGTTCTCAGTATCTAAATCGAAATTTTTTATTTTGAATTCTGTCCAATCCATCGATCGCCTGGGTTGAAAATATTTTCCAGTAGTAAGACATAATATAATATATGTTTGCATATTTTGAAATTCTCTGTCAGTTAATTCATTTATTGGTTTATTAAATAATTCATCAAAAATAATTTTATGTTTTTCAATGACATTATTGATATCTTCACTTGTGAGCCAGTTATCTTCTTGTTTTTTATTTTTTTCATTTTTCAATAATTCATTTTCACATGCTTTGGAATCACTAATCATTAAATCTCTGTAATCTTTATCACCAGTAATTATAGTTAAAGCAGTTAAATATGTTTTTCTTTTTTGAGGTTCATATTTTTCTAAATATTTTAAAAATAATTTTTTATTATTAAAATTATTAAAATCAATATCTCCATCATCAAATATTTTTTTATATAAATTCCATAATATACTCGTATAAGTTTTAACTGAACTATTCGATAAGTTTGGTCTCAATTCTCTTATTTTATTTGAAATATTGTCAGTCATTATTTATATTATTTAGAATATAAAAAATAATATATTTTTACGAATTAATTTAAAAAATGAATAATTAAGTTTGTAGAAACATTATTATTTTCTCTGTGATTATAAATGGAAAATAAATTTTGTGTAATTTGTCAGGAATTTATTACAAATGAAAATATCAATAAAACACAATGTGGACATGAATTTCATTCACAATGTTACGATGAGTATTTAAAATATAGTAAAAAAAATGAATGTCCAATATGTAGAAATTTTTTAAATGGAAAAATTGACGAAAAAACTACAAATGAAATACCTTCAAATATAATTCACGAAGTAATTCATTCTGATTTTTCAAATGGAATGTTAATCATACATTTACCAACGAGTGGGTTTTTATCTCCATTTGCTCAAGTGCAAATACCGACTGATTTTTATAATCAAATTATAGATTTGACTGAAATACATGAATTGGAAGATGAATTGGAAGAACTTAGAAGAGAACGCGAAAAACAAATTAAAAGACAAAAAAGAAAAGAAAAAAGAAAAGAAAAAAAAGAAAAGAAGAAAAATTATCAAAAAAATGATTCATCTGTCAGATGTAAATTTTAACTTGTGAATTATACACAGCAACCCGACACAGCAACCCGAGAATGTTCCGAGAATGTTCCAAAACTTTAAAGTGTTCCGAGAATCGTCCAAGAATTTTCCAAACTTTAAAGTTTTTCCAACTTTAAAGTAAAACTTTAAAGTTTTTTACGTCAAAAGTCGATTTCCATAATTTCAAGATTTCTGA